TTATTCTTCGGAAGTCAACCATTTTGTTATCTGTTTTGATGTATAACCGAATTTTTTGATGATTTTCTTCCTCATTTCGTTAAACTTTTTCTTATCGGTTTTGTACAATTCACGCATTAAGGGCTTAAGCACTTTTGTAATTGCCGACTTGATCGAGTTTTCAGCCTTTTCTTCGGCTTCGTCAGCAGTAAGCTCTTTGTTATCGGCTTCCGCTTGCATTATCAGCGATACAGCCTTTGCAGACACCATATCGTCATATGCTGTGTTGTAGTCAGACTCGTTGCTGTCCTGCAGAGCCTTGACCAAATCATCGGCTGTGTAGAGCGTTTCGGTGTTGGTATCCTCGTTTAAGTCGCTTGCTGTAGATGTGTCCGCTTCGGCTTCATAGCTCTTAAGAGCCTCGTTCACCTCAGTGTCACTCATATTGTCAACCGTCAGCTTGGATATGCCCGCTTCGATAAGCTGTGTGCGGTTTTCCTGTGCCTTGCTGATTTTGTTTACTCTCGCATTTACACAAGCTGTCCAGAAATCCTTCGACAGAGCCGTTGTATCTGCAAGGTTTCTCACAATTTCTACAGCCGTTTTAACATCTCCGCTTATTCTTGCTTTAGCCGCCTTGTCGACATCCTCGTTGAACATCTTGTTGCCCTTGCTGTCATCAATTATTTTCGACTTTAACCGCTGTTCAATTTCTTTCTGTGTCTTGCCGAGCCTGTCATATTCGTTCTGCATTTCTGCTTCATCGTTTTTCATCACAGCATTGTACAGAGCTTCGTATCTTTCTGCGTCAGGCGTTGCCTGTGATGCTCTGAAGATAGGCTCTCCGAAGATGTCAACGATTGTATCAACCTCTCTGAGAACATTGTATACCGGAATGCCTGTAAGCTGTGAAAGATACCTTGTCAGCTTATAAACGTTCTGTAAACTGAGCGATGTGTCAAGCTCCCCCTTCTGTGCCGATGTGACCATCTGCTGCCCGAACTTGATAATTCCTGAGATTGCTGACATATCCATACGTTCAACATCATAACCATCAAGTAACGTGAGAATATCCTTGACAAACGGAATGATGCTGACAGGATTAAGTGAGGAGAGCAAATCTCCCACGAATGACTCAAGCCACTTTTCACGCCACTCGTCATCTCCTGTATCACGGAAAGCCATTACGATAGCTTTCGCCGCCGCCACTAAAACAGTTGCCATTACGCAGGATGCGTATACTCGAATCAACCTTTTTGTAGCGTTAGGCTTTTTGTTCTTTACATCAACGATAGCGTTTCTGAGCAGATTTGCTGACTTAAGAGGCTCTGCCATAAAGGACATATCCATCTTAACTAAAGCGTTCTTGCTTCGCAATATCATTGGTCTGTGCAGTACACTGTCCACAACCTGAGTCTGATCGACAACATCATCAAACTTCTCTTTCGTGATACTGAAGAATTCATCCGTACCGACTTCTACTTCGGGATGGAATTTCTTTGTCCATAGCTTTGTAGCCTCCCATATTGCTCCCCAAGTTAAGTCATCAGCGAAGCCTGCAGGCTTCATCGCCAAGCCAACAACCTTGTCTTTTGTTGTGCTTCTGCCTGTGGTGATTTCATCCATCGACTTGCCCATATTGGTTTCAAAGAAGCCTTGTGACTTCCACCAAGCAATCTCTGAATGTGCTTGGGCTTCCTTTGCTGATTTTACCAAATGCGTAGAAGCAATCGCAATTCCTTTTGCTATTAAGTCGATGTTTAACTCTGCACAAGCTCTCATAATTGCTGTAGGCTGCTGTATAACAACAGAAAGGTTTCCTGCAATAGCCGCCGCTTTCTGTGCAGATACAAGCAGGCTTGACAGCTCACCGCCGTAATTACCCGTAGGCTTGTTGCGATTGATATCGCGGATAAACTCTGTAAAGTATTTCTCACAATTTGTGCCGAACTTCTGAAGCATTGATCGCTTGATGGTTTCGCCAGTCTTACGATTGTTGTAATTAAGCCATCTCATTCCGTCTGCCACAGCCCCTGCATAAGCACTATAACTGCTCATTTCCTGTGCGTGTTGGCTGACAACGTTAAAGATATCGTCAATATCTATCGCATTATTTGCATTCGGAACAAGGCTTTTCGTGAAGCCGTAATTAAGCATCGAGTACAGCCCTGTTTCGCCGCCTGAATTCTGATCGTTTGTTTTAACGCCTGTTTGCGATGACTTTATCGGGAAGTAATGCGGCTCACCGAATTTGGCATAGCCATACATAGCCATACTTACTTCATTGCCCCACTTAGCACAGGCTGTAGCCATAAACTTCTGCAGCTTTTCAGCCGTTGCAAGCTCCGTGCTGTTAAGGTTTTTAAGCAGGCTTGTAAGCTCATCGGGAGATATGCGTATCGGTCTTACCTGCCGCACACCTTTAAGGTCTGTCGGTCTGATGCCGCCTCCGAAGATATGTTCAAGAGCCTGTTCACGCTTTGACAAGCAGTACAATGACATAAGCTGTGCCTTTGACATTGTTATTTTGCCGTGTGATGTTTCGTAGGTTTCGTACTTTTCACTCAGCTTTTTAAACTGCTTTTCATTAAGACCGCTTTCCTTGCGAACCTTTGCGAAGTAATCCTGTATTTCGTGTATGTGGCTGATGTATGTGTTTAATCCTGCTCGGAACGCTTTATAAATCTCCATAGCCGAATCGCCAAGACCACGATGGTAACTTCTCGCATCGAGCATTTGCGAATTGAGATAGGTGTCTAATGCACCAACAGCCTCCGCTCCCTTGTTTTTGTTGAACGGATTTCTTGTTTTGTCCGTTGCCATCTCAGCAATAGAATTCTCTGCAAGCTCAGTTATTCTCTGCTTGATGTTTGCAGAAAAAGCCTTGTCTGCGGTCTTAACTGCGTAGCGGAGAGCCTTAAGCACTTTATACAGAGCTTCCATTTCTTTACGGCTCATATCACGGACAGCATATGTGCCGTTCTGTATGTGGTTTGCGTAGTATTCAAAGCATTTTTTGAGTACCTCAATGTTAGACGAAAGGTCGGGATCGAAATTGTATAATTCCTCAGTATTTATCCCATTCTCTTTGCTTGCGTACATCGAATGCTGAAGGATGAATTCGTTGAGCTTGGTAAGCTGATCGCTGATTTTTTGAGCCGCCTTAGACATCTCTCCTTTTCTTGCCTCTTTGTTCTTGGAGATTTTGCTTATAAGGTCAATGCTTGCAAGTACGTTTGCCACCGATTCTTTGTATATTTCGGGAATGTGGTGTTCCTTGCTATTGGTCATCAAATCTCTATACAGCTTTTTGTATTCAACAGTTATCCTTGCCCTTAACTCGTTTTCTGCCGCTCTTTCTCGTTTGCTCTCCTGCTGTTCTTTGTAGTATTCACGCAGAGCCTTGAGCTTGTCATCACGGTCAGCTCTGACATCTTTCAGTTTCTTGTCCTTAGCATCACGCAAATCTTTGATATCGTTATCGTACTTATCGTTTTTCTCCTTGCGTAACTTAGCTATAGCTTCGTTTTTCTCATCACGCAGAGCCTTGAGTTTTTCATCGTAAAACGCTTTTGCTTTCGCCCTTTCAGCCTTGCGTAATTCAGCTCTCGCTATACGGTTTTCGTTGATAACATTCTGCAGCTTTGCTTCGTATTTGTCAGCAAACGTTTTAATGATGGGCGTATCAAAATAATCATCAAACAACTGTGCTGTTAAATCGTTTGCAACATCTGCGACAGAATCGCCAAGAAGATTGTCGATTTTGGGCTTCGTGATTTCTATAAAACTAACAATCTGCTCAAGAGCCTCGCCTTCAGAAACGTTCGTTTCGAATTGACCCGGCACAAGTTTTTCAAGCTCTTGGACGATTGCATTGGCTGTTAAGCCATCGCCGTCCTTATTGGTTGTCAGTTTCAATCTGCCAAACATTGATTTTCTGAATGTGCTGTAATCGCCGAACAGAGATTCTATTTCCGCTTTCGTTGCATCGTCAACATAAATCTTCGATGAGCGGATAGAGTCAAGTACATTCTTGTAGGTGTCACGCATTTCGGTATTCAACATTTCAGAATTGTTGATTATCTGCGATGCAAGCTCATACATAGCCTTGTACGCTTCTTCGGCATTTGCATCTTTGCTTGCAACGTAATCAAAAATCTGCTTGAGTTTTGCAGACACTTCTTCAACATCGGCTTTGCTCTTGTATTCTCTGATATATCTCTTGGCAAGTTTGCTTACTGCTTCGGCATCTACAGTGTGACCGCTTGTCAGCTCCATCTCTTTTTTTAATGCTTCTATCTGTGTCTTGAGGTCATTGTTTTCCTGTTTGAGCATTTCATATTCAGCGGATGTCTGTTCAGAAATAGAAAACTTAACATCGTCAAGCGAATTAAGTTTTGCTGTTCTGTCTTCCTCGTTACCATTTTCGTACTCGACAACCTGAATGCCGTACTCGGAAAGCTGTTTCTTTATGTTCTCGTCCAGTGTTTCAGGCACAACAGCATACTTGACTTCATCGAAGCGTACCGCTCTCTGTGGCTTGGCTTCAAAATATCCTGTCGGCATTTCCATAATGCCGTGAACAAGGTTTACGATATCATCTACAGCCGTGTCGGTTATATCGGGATAATACTCCTTTAGATAGCTCTTTATGCCCGACTTTGTTTTTGACTCTCTTACAGCATCAACAATGTTACCAGCAACCATATCGCTATCAATGAAGTCGTTACCGGAGTAATCGTTTTTGATTGCCTTAGTCACTTCGCTAAGCTGTTCAGCAAAGCCACTTTTTATGTTTGAATATTCGTCATCGCTCATTTTTTGCAAACGAGCTGAGTCTGATTTCAATTTATCAATAGACGAGTATTCTTTCTGTGCCACGCCCCATAATCCCATGCCACCAAAAAGAGTGTCACCATTCATTTCAGAACGCATTACTTTAACAACGTTCTCAAGAGTTTCTTCGTAATGGAGTGCATCGAAGTTTCGCCTTTTTCCGCTTGGTGTGTAAAAATCTTTACCGTTCCATATGCCACTCTTTTCTTCAGCACCTTTAAACAGATTGTCAATCCATTTTCGATACTCAGACTGGTCAACACTATCACGAATAGCTTTATCTGTTGCTTTATAGTCGGTATCTTCTGTGACGATAATACCTTTGTTGTGTTTGTATTTTAATGCTTTTGCTAACAAATGTATAAAAGTAAACGTATTTGTGTTTGCTACCTTTGCTTCAGCTTCTTCAATGCTCATTCCGGTACTTCTGTAGTATTTTTTAAACGCCTCTGTAACCTCATCGTGATACTTGTTGAAAAATGCTTCTCTTATTGGCAAAGGATTTTCACCGTTCCTTGCTGCTATTTCTTCTATTCTATTTCCGAACGTTGAAAGCAGTTGCTTTGACAAGGCAATTTCTTGCTCGGTAAGTGTCTGTTTTTCTTCTCTCTTAACAACATTGCTGATAACATCTTCACCGAGATCGAGCCTGTATATCTGCATCATGCCAGCATCATCGTATAATTTATCGAGCATTTTCTGCTCACCACCATCGCTATTGAGAGTATCTTCAAGTGTAACGCCATAGCGAAGCATACCCCTGACTTTTTCTCCGTACTGTTTGTATAAGTCATAGTATTTTTTTCGTGCTTTATCTGCTACATTCTCGTTGACTTTATAATCTATGCTAGGATAAGTTGGAGTCCACGCATCACCACCGTAAACCTTATTTCTTTTATCAGCTTTCGGATCAATCGTTGATTTGTCAAAGACAAAGGAGCATTCACCATAATTTTCGTGTCCCATATCCGCTTTTGTGACTGCTATTGAGGGCATCGGGAAACCACCGAGCTTCAGTGACTTGGCGAGTTTATCTGTATAGATATTATGTACAGCTATGAGATTGCCTTTTTCTTCAACGGGTTCAGAGAGAGAGAATTTCGTTGCCTTCGCAAGCTCCTCGTATTTATTCTTACTCTTTATGTCGCTTGCTCTGCTTATTATCTCATCTGTGCGTTCATCTGTACGCAAAACCGTATTTGTTCTTGCCTGTTCCAACAGCATACTTTCTATATCGTTAAGTGTGTTCTCCCTTGTTTTGTGAAGATTCCACTCGACAGCTTTCTGTGGAGCATAAACCTGAGTACGCTTGCCGTTTACGATTTCGTTTTTGTAAACAGTGTAGTCATAATTGAGCTTGTAGTAATTGTGATCACCTGCAAACCTCCAAAACATCGGAAGTTTGCCGTTGCTCATACACCAATCGATATAATTGCAAGCAGATGTGCGAGGATTCTGCGTTTGCTCAAGATCGCTATAGATGTCAAATTCAGCGTGTTGACCGTGTTTGCCTTTTGCGTTTTTTTCATCTTGTTGAAACTGCACTTACCATTCATTGACTCAACAAACTGTGCCATAGCTAATTCTATATCGCCGTTCTTTATTTGTTTTAAGGTTTTCCAGTAATTCTTGAACCCGTTCAGCGTGTTGAGGTCGAATTTTTTACCATTTGCTTCAACCTCTAAGCCATACACACCTGATTTTCCCCCAATAACTTTGACTTTTCCGAAGGTGACATCCGATGTGTTCTGCTCGTTGGTATAGTCATAGGCAACATCAAGATTATACGCAAGCTGTAACGGCTTTGGCAAACCGCTTCTGTGATAAGGGATTACATACTTGAAACGGTCATCGGCAAGCATTTTCTTTACAAGCTCATCACCGTAGCCGACACCGATAATACCGATGTTTCCTCTGTATCCGTCCTGCTCCTGCAGCTTAGATGCTTCTTCAAAGCTGATGCTCTGATAGAAATCACCACCACGTTTGTCCGCTACAATCCACTGCAGATTACCTTCGTCATCTAATTCAAGACCAGCGTATCTCGAAGCAAACTCTTTAAAAGCGGTATCCTTGCTTTCGCCCTTTTTGTCCATCTTTAAACCTAAATCTTCAAAGAAATCCTTGCCGAACTTTTCTCGCTGTGTACGCCAATAGTCCACACCTCTTACATTGAACATTACTGACAGATTTATCTTTGCTCCCATTTTGCCAAAGAGCTTGGCAAACCACATTTCTTTTGTGTAGGAATGCATAGAGAAGCCTCTTGCGGCAAGATCGGCGAACATCTGGTAGTAGTCCATTACGAATTCAATTCGGAAGTCAGAGAATGACTGAAGCCTTACTCCTCCTATATCGTGAAGGTATTCTTTAAGCGTTTCGTTATCGTTCTTTTTGCCCATCAGCAGAGCAATCTCACTGTTGTAAGGAACGAAGCCCTGTGTCATTTTAGGTGTACCTGAGCCGTAATGTCCTGCGATTAAGTCCCTTAACTCGCTTGATGCGTTCGTGATATTTTCGATACCGTCTGATGTTATGACATCGGATAACTGCAGTTTGCCCTGAAATTCGGGATGTGTTTTAATAAACTCAACAAACTTTTCATCGTTCTTGCTCTTACCTTTTTTGGCAACGGTGTATGCTTCGTTTTCTTTCTTTGCTTCCTGAAGCAAATCCATTATTGCTTTGTCATCCAATGTTGATTCTTCAACACTATGCGTGTTCTTTGCGAAATCCAACGGTTTTGCGTTCTTGTATGCTTCCTCTCCGATTGCTTTTTTCAAAGCCTCGTTGTACTTCTCAACAAGCGTGTTCGCCCAGTTGCTGATATTGTAACGCTTTGATTCAACGAAGCATCCAAGACAAGCCGTATCGAAGCCTTCTTCGCTCAGTGCCTTGTTTAAAGCAAACAGATTATCCTGCGATAAGTCGATTGTATATGTGCCGTTATCGTTTGCCTTTGACTTCTCGACCATTCGGTCAATAATCCTCTGCATATTTACACGCTTTTTGCAGATGGTGGTAAAGTCAAAGTTAATCGGATAATCACCGTTCTTAACCATTGCAGATAAGTTTATCTCTTTAGTCTTGGGATTGTAATATACTCTTGCGTTGTTAACTTCATTGAGATTCAGCACTTCGAGTCTTGTATCCTTGCCTGCCTTCTGCATAAAGTCATACAGCGAGTCAACATCGCTAAGTATTTCTTCACGCTTGCTTTCGCTGATGCTCTCGTTCTTTAACAGCACATACTTGAGTATCTGTTCACCGCTCACGTTGAACGATCTGATACGCTTTAATCTTTTCTCGCTTTTCTTTCTGCTGTTGAGCTGCTCATAGTATTTCTTCTGTTCCGCTGTCAGAATATCAAGTTTGTACATTTCGTCAATAACATTCTTGAAATCGTTTGTTCCGATACCGAGCGTTGTTGTTTTGCCTGTCTGCGTAGCAATAGTCTTAGGCATAGCCGTCTTGTAAGTAAGACCGCTGAATTTCTTGTCATCAGACTCAGCGAGAGCTTCTGTATACTCGCTCTGTGGAACGAAACCTTCATCGTTACCGAACTGGATACCTTCGCCGTTTGCTGTACCAATAGCGTTAATGCTTGATGCCTTATGGTTTCTCACAGCGGCTTTTAAGCCTTCCTCCCACAGATTCTTTATCTCCTCAAGAGCCTTTGCATCTTCGGAGAGCTTGCCTGCGATAAGATGGTTTACATCACCGCTCTTAAGATAATTCTTGATAGCTTCGATAATGCTCTTTAATGCATCAACGAACTTTTCAGCAAACGTTCTGTTCTCGCCACAGATTTCCTTGACGAAGGCTTCATCGGTAAATAAATCCTCAACGAAGTCAGCATTCTTCAAAAGCGCCTCTGCAACATCGGCTGTCATTTCTTCTGTAAGGTCATAGACGTTATCTAACTTGTAACTGCTTGCGTAACGGTCGAGATATTCTTCAAGTGTACCATTGCGAGTCAGCCATTCCACCACATATTTTGCCATAGCATTAAATTCTTCGGGGGCGTTTATGCGGATGTAGTGTACGGATTCGTGTAACGATGTTGCGGCAACGTTGCCTTCTCCGATATCAAGCACAATCTCGCCCTTTGTGGAGTTGATCGAGCCTATAGCCGTTCTTCCGTTCTGCTTGTTGTTGTAGCCGTTCGTGCTGTCAACTAGCGTTACCGTATATCCGGTTATTTTTGATATTGTTCTTGCAAGTCGCTTGTGTGCTTTTGTAGCTGTACCGTTTGTTTCATTCTTTACAGATGCTTTATCAAGTCGCTTTGCCTGTCTGCTCTGTAAGTTTTTTAATTCCTCGTCATACTTTACCTTCTTTTCCTGTGCTACAACGTTGCCTGTTTCGGCAAGATATTTCGCTGTGCTTTCACCTATGTTATTAACCATAGTCTGTGCGGTTTTTGCTATGTTCTCATAGCTCAAGCCTGTTCTTGCAGCCGAGTTTACTCCGGCAAAACTTCTTGCATACTCACCAACGGAGATATTGCCTGTGTATCCGCCGATAAACGCCGATGCAGTTTTTGCATCATACTCAGATGCATAGGAAAGTAGAGCAGTAGTAACTTCATCCGTGTTAAGACTCTGTGCCTCCTGCGTTGTGCCGTTTGACAGATTTACATACACTTCACCGTTTTCAACGTGATCTATGCCTGTTATTTTGACAGACTCATCACCTATCTGTGCCGTGAATGTAGGTGTGCCTGAGAGATTGTTATCATACTGCTTTTCAGTGAGGAAATTCTGCGTTGCGTTATAAATGCGTTGCGTTCTTGCAAGATTCTCTGCTGTTTCAGAGCCTTCGTCTATCGCACTTACAGTTTCAAAGATGCCGTCTTTTGAAGCCTGCACAAGCTCATCGGCTTTCATCTTTGTGAAATCTCTGCCTGTTATGTAACTTAAGGCAGGCAATGTTCCGTTTGTGTTCGTTGCCGTTTTTGCTTCATCCGCAGTTATTTCTTCGCCCTGTAATAACTTGCGTACAACAGTAGATATTTCTTTTTTCTGTTCTTCACTGGCGTTCTGAGTGAACGGAGCAATCAGAGCCTCCGCTTGAGTATCGGCGTATTTACTTATTAACGGCTGTGCCATATTTGCAAGTTTTGCGAGTTTTGAGTTAGAAACTTTTTTGAGAGATTTAGTGTTGCCGTCCTTTACCACTTGCTCTCTAAGTTTTGTGTATTCCTTTGCAAAGTCTGTATCGGGATACGCTTTTGCTATGTGGTCAAGATCGCCTGTCTGTATACCGTAACGCATATAATCGGAGGCATAAATGTTGCTTACGATTTTGTTTGTGGCAACGTTAATGCCACCACCGACAAATCCGCCCATAGCACCACCTACAGCACCACCGATAAATTCTTCCCACGATCTTTTGGGATTAAATACACCGCTGCCGTCATCAGCCATTGAATACCAAGCCATAGTCGGAGCATACACAGCTTTTGCAATAAGCTGTCCGGCGATACCTTGTGCTACTTCTTCAAGTCCTTCTTCTTTAAACGAACTACTGATTCCTTTAAGCCAATCCTTGATAGTGCCTTTGTTTTCAGGAATTTTTTCAATACCTCCGCCAAGCTCTATCATTGAATTTGTGAAGCCTGTTCCGAGCAGTGTGATAAGAGCCTGTGTGTCATCAGCACCACTCGCTATGGCATCGTTATACGCACTGCCGCCTTCACGGATAAATGTCCAATAAAAGTTAGGATTCTTCAGTGCCGAAAGAACGGCTGTCTTTGCTTTTGTTGCAACAGCTTTAGCAATTTCTTTTTTTTCCATATCCGCTGTGATTTTTGTTCCTGCTTCCGTAGCAAGTGAAGCACCGCCTGACGCATAAGCCATTCCTAAACTTATAATTGCATCAGGCAACGCATCTTGAAACACCTTTACAACATTGCCACCAAATTCACCGTACTTGTTTTTGTTGTAATTTTTAAGTGCCAAACTTTTTACTGTGGCTTGGTTATTGAAGTATTCAACAGCTTTCTGCGGATTATCACCAAAAGCACCAAAATCAAGTGCATCTATGACTCCGTAAACAGATGCCCATAAATCATCACCCCACTTTTGAAAAGATTCAGCAGTTGAACTTGCTATCTGTCCAAAAGCGTTTTGATTCTGCATATAGTCGCTGAGTTTCTGTGCCTGTGCCTGCTGTTCATTGTACTTCTGAATGGCATTATCGACATCAATTCGGTACAGAGGATCGTTTTCGTAACGGTCTTTTTCTCTTTTTGCTTCGTTTGCCTGCTGTACATACCGCATTTTTTCGAAGAAATCTTGAGGCAGTATCTGCTTTGCAAGATTCATTTTCGTCTGTTCGGGCGATGAATGAATAGTCGCTTTGCTTTCGAGATATTCGTTTTCTTCGTCCTGCGTAGCGAAAATAGGTATATCTGCTCCGTTTGTTAAAACTATGTGATATCTGCCGTTGTCATTTTCATCAGAATAAATTTCTTTGATTTTGTCTGTCGAAGCAGTAGCATTCTTTACCGCTGTGTCCTCGTCATAATTTAACAATATCTGCTGTTTTCTGCTCTTGTTGTAATCTTCGGCGTTGCCAAACTGCGAATAATACTTATCTATCTGATTGTTCAGTTTGCTATCATATTCTCTTCTCTGCTGTGTATTCCGATAAGCTGCCTTCGCTTTCTCGTTAAGTCTTGCGTACTGTTCAGCATACTTCTTGTTCTCGTTGTTGTACACTGCGTTTGAACGTTCTTTAACGTTGTTGCGTGTTTCACTGTCAATGTACATACCGTCAGCAAGATTATTCGCAACAAGGTTTTCGGGAGTCATTACAGTATAATTGTCTGCACTCGGCTTGTTTACCTGAGAGTATGCGTTTCTGTAGTTTTCAACGCCCTTGTAGTATTCCTGTGCTTTCTTCGGTAAATAGCTATTCTGATAGTGCTGCTTTGCCATTTCGAAAGCGGCATCATTTTTATTGTAGCTTGTGTTACTGCGGTCAAGTTTGGACGAATCAATATCGCCCATTATATTCTGCGTTTTCTTGCGTTCTTCGTGTTTCGCAATGTTTGCCCTTATACGCTTGAGTCTTTCTTCGTCCATCCTCAAAACCTCCGTTTATTTCTTGCTGTTTGCTTTCTTTGCCTTCTTGTTATCATCCAACCACTGCTGACGGGATGTAGACCAGTTGTTTGAATCGGATAACAGGCTCTTATAATCACCGTATCGTTTGTTATCTTCAGCAATTGCGTTTGCGTTTGACTGTATTCCTGCCGAGCCTATCGTTCCCCAAGAATTAACGCCTTTGAGCGTTGAGCTGTCTATCAGCTCAGGATGCAGTGAATAAATCAAATCTGTCAGAGAGCCTTCGCCAATTGATGCTTCGTCCGCCCATTCCCAAAAGCCGTCCTTATCGCCGTATGACTGGAATAAGGCTTCCGCAACTTCTGACGGATTATCTTTAACGTTGAAATAATCGTCATAGTCGGTAAGAAACTTGTACGCTTTGTCGGGATCAAAGTATGTATCATCTTCAGATTCTTTCTGTGCTGATCCGATTGCCTTTGAGATGTTCATAGCGTAATTTTTGTTCCACTGATCATCGCTCACAGCATCTCTCTGTTTCTGATAATCAAACTGCTTCTGCCACTGGTCATCGCCCACTTTGTCACGGTACTGGTTATAGTTAAACGTTTTCTGCCACTGTGCATCGCTTACGCTATCACGTTTCTTCTGATAGTTAAAGTTTCTGTCATCCTTCGCATCTCCGACATCATCTCTATACTTTCCGTAATCGAAATTGCGTTCGTTGTTATACGCATTGTAATAGAAATCTCTGTCATTGAGATAATCGCTCATCTTATCACGGTATCTGCTGTAGTCTGTAGAGTCAAGGTTTGTCAGCAGATTATTCTGATTGTAAAGATCGTTTGTTTCGTCACGGTAACGTTCATATGCTCTCTGCTCAAGCTCAGGTATCTTATCGTTAAGCTGTTGCATATAGCTGTTGTATGCCTGCTGTCCTGCCGTTGTAGCATAGCTGTTGCCGTAACCGCCTGTCAGCAGAGCCGCATTGCCCATTGTATCCTGCATAGCTGTCTGACCGTTGCGTGTGTACATATCCTTGTACTGATTGTACAGTGCATCCTTGCTTGCATCGTAATTGAACTGCTTGTGATTGAGAATGTTGTTAAGGTTATCATTTATCAGGTTATCATACTTGCCTGTGTATGCGGACGGCTTTTTACTGTTGTGTACAGTGTATGCCTGCTTTGCTGTGTTGACCGCATTGGAAGGTTTGTAGCCTGTGCTGTTGGTGGTCGAACTGCTTTTAGCGTTGAATCTATCGGGAGCTTTTTCGTAAATGCTCGATGTTCTCTCTTTCCTTACTTTTGCCATAGTTATCCCTCCTAATATTTAAGCTCTGCTGTGGCAGGCATATGCTCTCTGTTATAGTGTGTAGCGTAGCTGTTGTACAGAGCCGTGAACGTTGCTGTGTCATTGTTGTAACGTTCGTACTCTGCATTGTAATAATCTATCTTAACGCATAAATACTGCATATAGATTTCGTCATATGGAGCAGGAACAAACAGCTTATCGTCTGCAAATGTTTCTGAATCCATATCCGTAAATTCGATATCCGTTGTATCGTGTGTTTTGTATATCTCGTTATATACTGTCTGTTCAAGCTGACGAATCCATTCCGTTTTTGTTGCTTTCGGGATCTGATTCGGGCGTAACGTGTCAGCTTTTGTAATTGCTTCGTTTGCTGTCATTGTTCCTCCTGTAAACAAAATAAGCGGCGGCGAATTACCGCCACCGCCGTTTTGCGACTTGCTTATATGCTCTGAGAACGTGATACCACGTTTGATATAAACGCTTCTGCCTTCTGCTTCTGTGCTTCGCTACGTTCAATTACCTCTGCTACCATGCGAGGAACTGAAACGGTAACACCACGTTCAACGAGATACGTTCTGCCGTTCACACCTACAAAGACCGGGTCTTTGTAGTTTTTTGCATCTTTAAAGAGCTTGATATCAACCATTTCTTCAGGATCGTATTCAGGCACAACGTTCTTTATCTCAGATGCTGTTGTTTTTGTTGCCATACTGGATTACCTCCATTTAGTTTGCTTCGATCTTGTTTGAGTATCTCTTTACGCAAGATTCGATTCTTACCATATACTCGTCTGACAGGATTTCCGCTGTCTTTGTTGCCTTCCAACCTACACTTGAACGCTGATTGAGAGGATCATCGCCGTAGCCAAGCTGCTTGATGATATGCTCAAGACCGCCGCCTGTTACATCGGTTACTGCATATGCGTGTGAGCCGATAACAAGTGTTGAGAATATAGCTGTGTAGTGCTTCTCATAGTATGTGTCAGCCGTTACTGCACTGCCCGGCGTTACCGAAGCGGCAGCGTATGTGTCACTCGACTTGGTGTAATATGTCTTGCCTGCTACGAACTTTGTGTCCTTTGTAAGTGCGTAAAATTCAGGACAACCATCTTCAGCAAATATCTTTGCTTCTGTTGATTCAACGAATCTTACACCGCCGATTGTACCGATTTCGCCCTGATAGATGTTTTCGGGATTCTTATACTGGTGGATAGACACCCAATCGTCTGATCTCATAAGAGCATACGATACAAACGGATGAATGATAGCAACAAATTCGCCACCGCTGATGCCGTCAGCATTCATACTCTTAAGCTGTGCTACCGCTCTGAAGATGGTGTCAACTGTCAGCTCTGAGTCAAGCGTTAACGCTTTTCTTGAAAGCACTTCGCTACCGTCTGCCTTATCAGCATAGATAACGTTTGTGCCTGCGTTTACAATCTCTCTTGTGATTGTGTCAAGTGTTCTGCCCGACTGACTACCGAGTAACTTTGTAGACTGTACAACGTTGTCATCGATAGTAGTAAGCTGAAGCATATCCGACAGCTTGATATAGTCACCAAACTGATTGATTGTTGCTTCCTTTGTGCTTACAGATAAATTGTTGCCAGTAGGAGTAACGCCTTCGGTAAGAGGAGTAAGTGCCTTGGGAAGTGCCGCATACTTACGGAACTCTATGGTCTTACCGTTGTTCTTGGGAATAGGATACTTATCGCCGAACTGATCGTGTACCAGTTTAGGCTCGGCATTGTCTATGAGGGTATCCTCATAGAAAGTTTTCATCTCTGCTGACAGAGATTCCTGTGTAGTTACCTGTGTATCGAACATACGCAGGTTAAGTAAAAATCTGTGCATATGTGTACCTCTTTCTTTCCGTCAAGAAGAAGTTACAACGTGATTTTTTCGCCTCTTGCAACACGCTTGGCAATTTCCTCTCTGTCGGCTTTTGTCCACTTGTGAGGATCAGCCTTAAACGTAAAGCCTGCCTGTGAACTTCCTGCACTCTCGTCAGGTCTTAAGCCTTTAGAGCGGATATTGTTTACCGTCTGCTGCTGCACTGCCTGTGCAGTACGCTGTGTAGCTGTGCTGATCGCACTCTGAACGATTTCGTCCTGATGTATAACCTGATATGCGGTCTTGACATCTATGCCTCTTGTCAGAAGCCCGAAAAAGTCCTTGTTCTGCATCTCAGTGTTAAGGTCGAGATTCGGATATTCATTCCTTGCGAAATCAGCCTGCATACTCCACTCGGCATACTTGGCATCAAACTCTTTCCGTCTGTCTTCTTCCTGTCTGATAGCCTGAAGCTGTGCATTTTCTGCTTCAAGCTGTTTCATCTTCTTGTACTGCTCAACGGACATTCCTGCTTCATCAGCCGCCGTTTCGTAATACGATTCGTCTTCAGCAACAGCCTTAAGTATTCCATCGGTATCTGTCGGGTCAATTCCGTACTTCATAGCCACAGCATTCATAACTGATTGCATCTTGCCATTTGATTTCTTCAGCTCCGAATGATCTTTGAATCTGCGTTTTACCGCATTCTCGATTTCCTTGTTGATGAAATCTTTGCCTTCGCCATTGCGATACTCATTGTACCTTGACTGAGCATCATCCTGTGTATCGGACGATGTGTTCTCAGCTACCGTAGGCTGTTTTCCGTAAACAACCTTGCTTAAGTCCTTGCTGTTGTTTGCACCGGAGGAAGTGCCTTCGTTCGCTCCTGATGTTGCTGTGCCTGTGCCATCTCCTGTTCCTGAAGAAGCACCGCCTGCACCGTCAAACATCTTTAAATTCAATTTGAAAATCATCGGTTTTCACCTTTCTGCAGTCTGTTCCTGCGAGTCATTATTGTAAGTATAACATACGTTTTTTGCCATTATGAGCTTTGTTTTCCGTGTTCAGATATTTTTACAATATCGGGATAGCTGTCCGATATCAACGAGAAGCCACTCAGAATGGCTTCTACGCCGTTTTTGATATCGTCATAGTCAGTTATATAGCTTGCAGAGAAAAAGCCATCCTTGAACGTTATATCGCTGTCTGCCTTGTCTGTGTTGTTGTACAGATAATAAGCGATTGTCTGAGCGATTGTACTTACCGCTGCACAGACTAAATTGCCGTCAGCTCCGTGAGCTTCGTGTGCGTGACCGTCACAGATTATCTCGTGACCGTTCTTGTTGCGTTTGATTGTTATCTTTGTCATTTTGTCCTCACTGGCTGATGTTCGTTACATTCTGTGCCTTTTCTCTTGCCTTGTTGACTATGCTGTTTTCTGTGGCATCGTCAAAAATCTTCGCAAGCTGTGAGCTATCGCCGCCTGTCTGTTGTGCCTGTCCACTCGGCATCGGCTGTCCTGCTCCCTGCACTGAGCCTATCTGCTGTGGCATCTGCCCGGTTATGATAGCTTGTAACTGTGCCACTTGCTGCTGTAACTGCATTATCTGCTGATACATAGTGCCGTTCTGCTGTACTCGCTGTACAACCTCCTGCTTACCGTCAAAATCCATCATATCAAGGCAAGCAAGCACCTGATCAGAAATCTGTGGATTGAAGAAGCCCATACCGAACAATTCTTTTGCAAACTCGTTCTGTGCTGCCTTTGAGAACGGAGATCGTCTGCTTGCCTTGCAGACGATGTCGAAAATAGGCGTTCTTTCGCCGAGATCGAAACCGCCCACACTGCCTGCAGATTGTGGTATTAATCCGCTGTTGTCAAACTGTACGAACTGCTGTGAGCCGTCCTTGCCTGTGATGCGGAAATATCTCTGTGTATCGTAAAACTGCCGCATAAGCTCTATTGCAAAATAACACACTTTGGTATATGCGTTGTATGTGCTTTTCAGCATATCTCTTGACAGCTTGCTTCCTGCCTCCTGCAGTGCCGCAATAGCAGATGCCGCTGTGATACCGCTTGTTGTGCCGCCTTGCGAGAAATCTCTGTTTCCGCTTGTTTCCTTCAGCTCGTCTATCTTGAGCTGCAGTACGTTCATAACCGCACTGTCAAGCGGCTCAACCTTTATCTCCCTTATATCCTCATCGGTCAGATTGCCTTGAACGTGTACAAAACGTTTTCTCTGATCGGCGAATTCGCCTTCGTTGACATTGCCGTTCATCTTGACAAAATACCGCTTGTTTGTCATCTTGACCGTATGCTCAAGCACTACCTGATTCAGCTTGTCTATGTACATCTGACAATCCTTCATAATGTCGATGTATCCAAAGCCACATGGAGAGCCTTCTACACGGAACATTGTGTCGATTACAAACGGATACTCCCCGTGATCATAGAAGCCTCTGTCGGCATATTCGGGATCGTTCTCGCTTGCATACAGTACGGTATCTCCGCAGAATTTGCAGTAGTGCAGTTTGCACTTTGTACCATCCCAAACCTTGTAGTACCAATCGACAACCGTTGACTTCTCGCTTGTATCTACGTTGTCATCGTACTTGTACTTGCTTACAGCAATCGAATCACCACCAGATTTGTTCGCAAATTCGGGATATCTCTGCTTGAGAGCCTCTGTATCCTCAAGCGATAGATAAAACAGATTCGGCGATTTCTGTATGTCGGATATGCCCGACTCCCAATACAGATTAAGCAAGTCAATATTGCAGATGTCAATATCACCTATGCCGTTGTCTTTTCGGCTGTTCCATAAGACAGCCTGACACATAGAGCCGCCTTTGAGCTTCTGCCACCATCCGTCCGAGTATGTCTGCTCATAATCGTTATGCTCAAGCACAACAGGCAGTACATCGGATAGCGTTTGTGCGGTCTGCTCATCGCTTAGCTCTCTCGGCAGTATGGTAGGCTCAGGGTAATTGTCCATAGCATCTGCGTGTTTGTTTGCAAGCGAGTTGAACAGCCAAGCGGACACAGGACGAGGTCTGAGAGGATCGGATTCTACAGCAGATGCAGAGTCTGACAGCTCTCCCCAATGTCGCATCTTCCACCACTGCTCATTTGATATGATACGCTTTTCAAGGTTTGCCTTGCCTTGCTTGTATCTGTTGAGTATCTCCTGTGCTTCGTGTATTTCCTTTGTGCCTATCTTCTTGCCGTCATCATTCGGCACTCTGCTATCTGCAGTTTCAACGGGCTGTGTGCCATCTTCGTTTGCGTTTTCAGTCACAGACTCGGCAAGCTGTCCTTTTTTCTTTGCTCGGAACTTTGCGATTTCTTCCTCAAGATTCATTTTCTGTCCTTTCTCCTTGCTGTGCAAGAATCATATGTGCTTCTTCGCTGTCATCAGGCACTACTATCGCACCTTCCAGTTTCTCATCCTCTGTTTCGACACCGCCAAGAACAAACGTTTCATCTTCAAATATCTGCATATATACTCCTTTCGCTATCTGCTGTTTGTGTATCTGATCACAAATGACAAAGCCGTTGTGCCTGTCATAGACATTGTGATTGTGCCGTTAGCAAGAGTTACGCTCTCTGACGAGCCGTTGCTTATAGTCAACATTACACGTTCTATGCTTGCGGTCGGCGATAATGCAAACACTTTACGATTACGCACAGGATTTGTGGCGTTATCGTAATATGCCTCGATTTCTACCACACCAAAACCTTCTCCGTATGTTGCATACGCAAACGTTTTTGGACTGTCCTCTGTTACACTGCCGTATACAACAACATCTGTATCGCATTTCCATGCTGACCACGCCCCGTCATTGCACCATCTTGTATAAGTCCGTTTTCGTGCTACGGAAGTATAGCGTTGTATGGTATTAAAATGCTCTGTGTTGATATTTCGGATATTGTCAACCGACAATTCAAACGGTTCATTGGCAGATATCGGACGGTTCTCAATATTCTGTGCAGATAGTGATGTACAAAAATACCGTCTGCTTTTGCCCTTGTCTGATGCCGTGTTCATCGTAATATCGTTTAAATCAATAGTCTGCCCGGATATTTCTGTAGCTTTGAGATAATCCTTGCTGTCAAGTGCCGTCTGTGTTGCTGCCGATATAGGCTTGTCTATATCTGCGGTGTTGTCTACATTGCCAAGTCCTATCTCGTTTGCCGTGTATGTCGGCTTTCCCGATTGCTTTGCCCATTCGGATATGTCGGTCGATTTGAGATAGACTGATAAATCAACAGATATCGTACCGTCAGCCGCAACCGATATATTGTCACCTATCTTCACGCCACCGAGGATGTCTTTTGTTGCCGCAGGTAAGGTATACTCTCCACTGCCACCGCCCTCAATGCCACCATCTGCAGTCAGCTTTCCTGCTATATGAAGATTGCCCGATTGGTCAAGTGACAAGGCATTACTTTTCCTCTCACTGTCATAGCCGTTTCCTACCGCAAGCAAGATATTCGTACCGTCAGAGTTCCAATTATTCCCGAAGCGTGCCGCCCCGTGTATAGTTATGCCAAGCCCGCCGTGCTTTGCACTCGCTTCAAAAGAACCCTCGATCCACAGCATACCGTTCTCGTCAAGCGTTAAAGCATCGCTTTCGCTCCCCTCTTGCCAATCGCCGTTTCCTATTACAAACAACGTATTCTGCGTTTTATTTCGCCTGCCGAGTGCTGTTCCGCTTGTCCAAGATGACTTGGCACCGTAGCCGTGTGCAAACGAATACTCGCTTAAAGCCTCGCTATACATACCTCCTGCGTGAGAATTACTGCCTATTGCTTTGCAATTTTCTCCTTCAGCGTGGGTATACATTCCGTTCGCAACCGTATTCTTACCCTCCGCATGAGAGAGCCAGCCGCTTGCTGTGGTGTTTTCTCCCTCAGCGTGCGAGGCGTAGCCCGTAGCCTGCGTATTTCTGCCTTCCGCATGGGCATTTTGTGAAGCCACAGTGCCTTCTCCCTCTGCGTGTGCAGACGGTGCGTTTGCCGTAGTTTTATATCCTTCGGCATGAGCATACGGTGCTGTCGCTGAAGTCTTACTGCCTTCTGCGTGTGAAAAATACGACTGAGCAATATTCTCGCTGTAATCGTTGAATATCTCGCAGTTCTTATCGGCATTTGTGAACTGTCCTACATCACTTCCCGACTCGGATGTTGCTTGGTAAATCATATTTACTGTCTGCTCGTCATCGGCACTGGTATCGTTGTACTCCTCGATGATGCTTGCAAACGCAAACTTTGTGCGTTCCGTAAGTGTTGACACATACTGCTCAAGGTCTGCGATACGCTGAGATTCGCTTGCTGACTTGTTCGGAGCAAAGCTGATATTAATGTTTTCCGCCAATGTCGCTCGCCTCCTCAGTGTCAATAAACAAGCCGTAAAGCGTTAAATACGGCTGTGCCGTTGCATCAGGACTCGTTGTCAGCTTGCCACTTATCTTGATGCGTAACCGCTGACACCGCATCGGTATAGTCGGTATCAGTGTAACAACGTTGTTATCGGCTTCTTCGGCTGTTCCGTCATAGCTGTATACTGCTTGCCAATCGCCTCCGTCATACTGTACGGATACGGTAAACTGCACAGATGATATGCCTTGCTGATGCCACTCCTCAACCGACATTGTCAGCTTTTTGATGACAGTATGCATAGCCTTGCGTGAGTAACTGCTTGTCGATGCCAACTCGCCTCTGCATAACTCGCCTGTAATGGCTTCAAATGCCGTTTCTGCCATTCTTCCCGTCATCCCTACATCCGTTGTCAGCATCACCTTTTGCATAGCTTTGTTGCTGTCTTTTGTGATAGCGTACAAGCTACCGCTAAAGTTATGCATAGATATCACGTTGGGCAATGTGCGATTGTACCATACGCTGTGCAACTTGTCATAGTAATACACCGTACCGTCCGACATTGCCATAACGATATAACGGTCATCTGCCGCACCGCAGGCTGTCCTGCTGTCCCGGTCTACGCATAGCTTGCCATCAAATCGTGAGGAAGCAGAGCCGTTAAACGTAAATATACCTTCGGGTGCTTTGTAGTACAGCAATCCCTCGCTGATGCAGAGCGATTTTGCACTGCCTTTTTGCACTCCTCTGACCGTGTATGTAGTAATCGTAAAGTTTGATGCTTTTGTGCCATAAACGCTGTGTACGCAGTCCTCCTTGAAGAACAGAACACATCCGTTAAACACGCAAGCTCCCGTAAAATCGCCGTCTGTACCTACCGTTGCCGCCCAAGAGTCAGTGCTGATGCCGTTATATTCTCCCCACTGGAACGGATCTCCGAGCTTTGAGCAGTATATCTCGTGATTTTTTGATGAGCATCCCCACAGGCGATTGTTATACTCGACAACGTAGTCAAGGTCAGGAATTGCACTTCTGGTCAACGTAACATTTTGATATACCTTTTCGCTTGTACTGCCATCAGATTGTTCGTCTGCCATGTAGAAGTACGATGTACTGAGCCTTGACACATCAAATTCCACACTAAAGTACAATTTTCCTGAATCGTTAAATATAGATGTACCCTTCACTCTGACGTCTCTCGTTTGACGATTGCCATCAGTGTCAGTCCATATCAAATGCATGGAATCGCCACGATGTAAACGTGATATTTTTTTTGATTGTGTCATATCATCACCATATGGTGTCACCATATACCAACGTTTGTAAATTGCTACGGTCGGCTTTGTTGTATTGCTGTTTTTTTCTGTGACCGTGCCAACGATATCGTTTTCAACGCCGCCACTATCGACTTCTATCGGAGACGAAGCAATATTTACACGCTTCCAGTCAGGCAGTATCACAATATATGCACCGATGTTGACAAGCGTTTTATCGCCTGCTGACAAGCCCTCTATCGCTGTCAGTGTGCCTTTGCCGTCAAGGTATATGCCCTCTGCCGTTGTGTATACAAGTATCCCGTTACGGTATGTGTACCCGGTAATCTCGCCTGATGACACTATGTCGCTGTATGCGTATGGCAAGCAAGTCCGCAGTGCAGGATACGCCGCAAGATCAAATCCGTTAAGTTTATCCCACTCTCCGAGCGGCGTTCCGTTTGCTCTGTTGATACCTCCAAATGTAGTCGCAGAGCGGATTCGTGAGCTTGGTGTGTCACGGATATAAGTGCTTTCCATAGGTTTCCAACTCCCTTCAAAATGCGGTTAAATGCGGTTAAATGTTATAAAAGCTGTAGTTTTTGTGTACTCGCTGATCAAGCGGATCATCGCCTCTCGGTACGCTTGCCGACACGGTCGGAGCAGCTATCGGATGATCCATCAAGACATATCTGCACTCGTCATAGATATGATCCTCCTGCGTTGTGTCGATATCCTCAACATGTACGTCATCGTAGACCAAAGCAGGAATCGTTCTCAAAAATCCCTTGCAAGTGCTAAAACAGTAAAACTTAGGCAATCCATCAGCATTAAACGCAAGCCTGTAGTGATACTGCATCTTGCCTGCAATTCGGGCATTATCGCCCGGTGACCAAAGGACAAAGTTTGGTGCTTTGGACATAATGTCCGCTACGCTCTCGCCTCTGCTCCTGTCAAAGATAGACGGGTCAGCAATCCCTGTGATAGTCCTGCCTCGGAGGTTCTCGTCCTCGCTCTCTATCTTGCGTATCTCCGATGCTATCTCAGCAGGATTGAGCTTGAGTCCTGTGTTTGCTACATCGGTACAGCCGTAATACTCTCTGATGCGATAAACCGTGTCGCTCTCATCAATCGCATACCATCCCACCGAAAACGGCTTTGCATAGCCAAAGTCAAAGCCTCTGACTATTACCCAGTGCTGTGGTATCTTAAACGGCGATATAACGTGTGTCCACTGTCTGTCGACATAGTGCTGTGGATCGTCCTGCCACTCGGCGAACACTTGCCCCGAAAAGCTATCCCAATTGCCGTACAGCAAGGCATCTCGCTCCGCTTGTGGCAACATCGCAAGCGATGCAAGGTATGCAGGATCGTTTGCGAGTAGCTGTTTGTTGTCAAAGACACTTGCAGGCACAAAGATCCTGCTACGCTGATAGGTGTGTGCTTGTCCTGCCGTATCTGTGACCGTGTATGTGTCGATGATAGGTGTCATCGGCTTTGCGGCTGTGATAAACCGCTGTTTTACCCATCCGTGACCGACTCCGCCGGGATTGGCTGTAGCCCTCATATATACCCTCGTTCCCGATCCACTCGGACGGTTACGAGAAAACATATAGCTGTACTCATCCCAAGTAAAGTGTGTAAGCTCGTCAAAGCCTATAAAGTCAAACTGCTGACCCTGATACTTTGTGCGATCTTGCACTCTTTGCATAGCCCCGAAGTATATCCTTGCTCCCGAAGGGAAGCACCATACATGCTTGGAAGCGTTGTATACGGCAGACGGGAAGGCTTGCTTATATATGGCTGTCGATCTACTCTCAATCTCTACAAGCTGTGGAAAAGTCTTACGCAGTATCAGTGCCTTATAGTGCGGTATATGCACTTGCCGCAGTGCCTCTGCAAGCAGTGCATCTGACTTGCCACCGCCTGCCGCTCCGCCGTAAAGTGCCTCATACTCAGGACGGCTCAAGAACACAGCTTGCTTGGGCTGTGGTGTCCATATAGTGTTATTGCTCATCGTCATCACCACAAGATGTAGTATGCTCAGGTGGAGGAGCTATCGTTTTTATAGCATCTGCTACCACCTCAGGAAGCACTACTACGCCACCGCTCTGACCGTCACTATCTGCCTCTTTCCGCCGATCTCGCCATAGGTCAGGTCTGCGATTTTTAAGCCAAAAGATTTGGGCTGTAGTGTCGGGCAGAACTTCCTTCTCAACCGCAGAAACAGGCACAAGATTGCCATCGCTGTCCGCTTTATAGGACACCTCTTTGGTCTTATATCCTGTTGCCTTACGAAACAATGCGTTCTCAACTATAGTATCAGCAAGGTCTTTGCTGTTTTTTAGGCAAGCATTAATTGCAGGATACTTGCGTTTCCAATCTATAAGAGTACGCACAGAAATGCCGATATTATGCGATATATCCGCATCCGTCAAGCCTCTTCTCGCCCATCCTGCGATGATCTCCAAGCCTTCGCTTGTCATCCAGTAGTCATACTTCACTTTCTCGCCCCCTTTAGATGTTCGTGTGCGTTTATATATATATTATACAAAACCGCCCGATTATCTGTGGCGATTTCACGCCGTTGTACAAACTGCACAAATTTAGCGGATTTTTTTGTGCAAGTCTACAAAAGCGTTGCACAGAAGGCAAAAAAGTGTTGACAAACACAGAACGCTGTGGTATCATATAGACACAGCCAAACGAGAGGCTGATAAAAATTCAATTCAAACGCCCTTCGGGGCAGAAAGAGGTTTAACATGAAAGACAACATAGTAAAAGTTTACAGAGCAGTGCTTACGGTAAAGTTATCAGAAGATGACAAAAGAGGTCTTGACTACAGAAGAAGCCCAGAGAAGATATTGTACAAAATGCGTGACACCTTCAATGAAATGTGTGATGATGTGTCAAAAAAGACCAGTGCTACCAACTTTGCTGAGATGCTTAACAAAGAAATCGAAAGACATGTTGCCGAATCCGTTGAGAACAAAAACACGGACATAACGCTTCTTATCGACGATATTATCGAGGAAGTACCCGATGCTATCTGCAAGGCAGATTTAGAGAAAGCATACGAAGAAAGCAAGTGTGATGCGGATCTTGTTCTCCCTGACTATATAGATGCAGAAATACTTAATGCTACTATCCACTACGAAGGTATGATTTCTCATGATATGATGCGAGATTTTGACGGTATCTACAACACATTTAAAGCTGCAGATTACTTATACAACAAAGGTGATGACAGCTTTACGATGACATTCACGCTCATACAGTATGAAGACGGCACAGTAGAAGATTTTCATACTCCGGGATGTTACAACGATATCGAGGCTTGAGAGCTTCGGCTCTCGCCCTTCGGGGCAAAAACGAGGACAGGAACAAATTTTAAACCGACCGGGAGCGGCTTACTCCCGGAGAAAGACGAGGATAAAGATATGAGCGAGCAGAAAATTTACTACACAGGCAGAGATGAAGGCGGTTTTGAAGACGGAAGAAGCGTATACTGGGTATCGCTTTGTGACACAAAGGATATCATCGAGGAGGAAGGAGCTGATGTACACACCGACTGGACAGGCGATATGTCAACTTACGGATATCCACATCCTGACTATAAAGACTTTGACAGCATCGAGGACTATGTCGACTGCCTCAATGAAAAGCTGTACTCAAAAAAAGAGCTTGAAGAAATACACTCCCTCCTTGACGCTATCAAGGAAAACTACGATGAGGACGGCGAACTCAAAGAAGAAGCTGAAGACTTTCTCGGATTCTCAAAAGAGCTTGAAAGGCTGTGTGACCTGCTTGATCAGCAGGCTTGCTATGACTCACATGTTAAGCTGATAAAGGAAGCCGAAGAGGAACTCAGCATCAAGCCGTCACAGATCATCGTGACGGTTGAAGGCGACAAGTACAGTCACCCGACTGGTGAAGAGTACATCAAGATGTACTCCGAAGACTAAGAAAGGACAAGACTATGTATAAAGTTATAAACGGCAAGAAATATAACACGGACACGGCAAAGCTGCTCGGCACTTGGCATGCCGAGTACAGCCTTACCGACTTTAACTACTTTACCGAGAGCCTGTACAGGAGCAAGTCGGGTAACTTCTTTATCTACGGCGAGGGCAACGCAAACTCGCCGTATCGTCAGCAAGTCGAGTACAACACTTGGACAGGCGGCGAGAGCATCATCCCTATCAGCTTTGAACAGGCTCAGAAATGGGCAGAGGATCACCTCGATAGCGAGGATTATGAGGCTATCTTTGGCGATGCCGAAAGCGACTCCGATGCGACACTGACTATATCTGCAGGAGCTTTAAAGCGACTCAAGCAGATACAGAGCCAGTCAGGCAAGACATTAAAAGCCATCATTGACGAGATGGTAGGCATCTAAGCAAAGCAAAAGCCTACGGCGATTAAACCGTAGGCTTTATTCTTATGCTTTTCTCAGATCTGCTGCCTTTACTGCTGCTGTGATCTGTCCATTCTGACCGATGACTATGTAATCGGTCTTGCCGTTTGCTCCGACCTGCACTACCTCATAGACCTGCGTATAGACAAAGACCGCAAGACTACCTCCGCTGTAGGTTTTTGCTCCTGTCTTTACCTTGACCTTATCGCCGACCTTAAGAGTCGGCACTTTTTTTGTGTCCGATACTACCGTCAGATACTTCTTATCCATCCATCCTGTAGGCTCTCCGTCAAGACCGATGAGAGCATAGACTCCATCGCTTGACACATCCTGCACTCTAAACTTAGTTTCGTACACAAAGCTCAGAGGCTTTATATTGCCCTTAAAAACAGCGTTAGACTTTACTGTGACATATTTCCCTACCTCGATGCTAAAATCGATTTTAGAGGCATCTTGCGTTGTCTGAGAGGGCTTCTGGGTATTTCCTGCACTTGTGGTGTGTGTTTTGTACCAGTAACTCGTTTTCGCCGGGTAATTGATAAAACACACATCGCCGTCAACATCTCTGCCGTCTATGCTCGTTACACCCCACTGCCACATTGTCTGTCCATAGTCATATCTGCTTGGATAGTCGGGCGATCCTGTCCAGTGTGCAAGCCATATGTCATACTTGCCGACAAGCTCAGACTTGTTGTAGTATGTTTCAAGCCAAGACGGATTTGCGTATATACCCGATGGCAAGCCTGCTTTCTCGACCATCTGGCAAAAGTATTTTGCCATCTCTGTGCGTTCTTCGTTTGTCAGCTTGTCGATCTGTGCCTGCTCCTCCATATCGAAGAACACAGGATATGACGGCTTCAAACCTTTCATCGTTCTTATGCAGGCTTTAACTTCCTTGTGGAACTCTGCATTCTTTACAGCTTTTACATACCAGTAGCAGCCGTAAGGTATCTTGTACTTTTCGCACTGCTCAAGGTATCTGCGGAAGTATGTATCCTCGTCCGAGCCGATGCCTGCTCTGAGGATAACGAACTTAACGCCTGCCTTTTTTATCTTGTCAAAGTCTATATCCGTCTGGGCTCTGCTGATATCTATGCCTTTAATTTTCAGAGCCATTGTTGTTTTCTCCGTTGCCGCTGTCAGCAAGTCCTTCGCCGATGATATAGGCGATGACCGCCGCTCCCGACATAATGCATCCGCTCACGGTATTTGCAGTTTCTTCTGCACCGCCGAATGCGATAATCAGACCAGTAACAAAGCCTGCGACAGCAAGCCACAGCTTTCTGCTTGTAAGTTTTCTTTTCCAGTTAACCTTCATTTTACTTCCCTTTCCTCAAGATCAGCAATCCTGTGATTTGCTACCTTGATTTCCTCATCGATTACAGCTCCTCGCTGTTCCAGTTTATAAACCCGGTCGATAACCTGATTGTGCTTATCGACCTTTTTTTCAAGCTGTTCTATGCGGTATGTAGTCAGTTTCGCACTTGCAAGTATGCCGATTAATGCTCCTGCAAGGGAAAAGCATCCCGATATCACAGCATTTATCACCGTTATATCCATAAAAATCTCCCACTGTGTTTTTTCTAAGTATAACACAGCAGGAGATTTAGTACGGCTGTTATTTTCCGATATCACAAAGTTTTTCAAGAAGCAAGAAGTATGGGCAACTGCCGAACCCACAATGCTCCCGGTTTCTGCAAACGCTTTTTACCCACTTGCGACATGCCTTTTTATCGTCAAAATAAAATTTAACGTTTATTCCAACGGCAAACCCATTGCAGTAAACACTGCTTTCTCCACTCGTCTTGTAAAACGGACATTCCATTGGATACCCTTGCTTGCCAACGCTTCGCATATCACACCTCCAGTGCCTTGATACCGAGAGCATACTCGATATCTATTCCCCTGCTTTTAACTGCTTGCATCAGCATTTCTTCGCCTGTTTCCAAGTCTGTAAAGCCTCTCGCCTTGCTTATGCCTGTACTGCCTGCGTATCTGCCAAACTCGACAAGCGATTCTTCGACAGCCTCGTTAAACTTCTTGAGCCTTTCGTTTCCGAAGCCATACAGCTTGTTTAAAGCAAGTGCCGTGCAGATCCTGTACACTGCGACCACTTGTTGCATCTCGCTATGTGCAATTGCCGTCTGTACGTTTGCTTTGCTTGTCATTGTGCTTCCTGCAATATGGGATTTCATTTTTTCGCCTCCCACAAATAGCAACAATAATCGCTTATGTCATAACCGTGCCGTATCAAGTCTTCCAACCGGCAATTCTTTGTTTCATACCGTTTGCACTCGGAGCAACGCTTAGAACGTTGTTCTTTGCTCTTCTCCTTCTCGTTCATCAGCTTGCATATCTCGTGTTCGATGTACCACTTAGCCTTCTTCAAGTCTTCGGCTGTATCGCCTTTCTTGCCAGCTCGGAGTATGTACTTGACGGCATTGCCAAGATTAAAGCCAAGCTGATAGTCATCGATGATATCTATCGCTTCGTACTTGTTGCCTTTGTAGTGTTCGGGATGATTAATCTTCTCCATTTTCGTTTCCTCCTGTGATTATCTCTGAGTACGGCAGACTTTCTACCCATTTGCAGAACGTGTGCCATTCATCGAGTTTGTGATCTTTTCGCCAGTAATACATTCCTGCAAGCACTTCGTAGTTAAGCTGTACCGTTGCCCTCTGATTGTAGCTTTCGGGTAATAACTCAATCAACGCTCTCCAGTATTTCTTCTCTTTGGTTTCGTTGTATTTTTCTCTCAGATTGTTGCAAGTGTTCTGCACTGTGACAAAGCAAAGCATTGCCCCAAATCCAACCTCCTTGCATCCCTCGCAGGAAAAATCCTCGTTTAAAAGCTCTACGCTGTGTATCTTGTGCATTTTGCTACACGAATTTCTTACCGTTCCGACCTTGTAGGTATCGTACTCAGCCCACCAAAACATTGGTGCGGTTATATCACACGTTACGGTTATCATTCTGCGGTACTTTGCGTGTACCGATCCTGCACTTGCAAGCTGTTTCATCAGCTTTAAGTCATTATCGCCGATGCAATAACCGCCTATTTTTTGACACGTTGCAATCGGTACTGTGCAAAATTCCTGCTGTTCGCACCAACCGCTATCGCTTCTATCCCAACTATTCATCGGATTTCTCATTCCTCTGATTGCCGCTTCGAAGCCGTAAACCTCTGTGTTTTCAATCTTTACCATTTCTTATTCTCCTTTGCTTTTTGAGCCTTATGCTCGTTTCGTAATTGTAGAAATCGAGCCACTTCATATTGTGCCGTTTCTCACGGTTAGATGCATTCCGAGCGTTCTCTGCTATGTACTTCTCGCACTCGCTGTGGCATTTCGGATGCCTGTTTGGGCATTGGTAGCATACGCTCATTCGCTGTTTTCCTCGTCCATCTTTGCTCCGCAGTTAGGGCAGTACGGGTGCGGATAATCGACAAGGTTATTGTCGGGGTGCAAGCAACAGCTACACACTCGAAAATACCCTACTTGCCAATATCCGTGCCTTACAGGCTCGACATCGGCTGACGGTGCGTAATCTATTGCCGTTAAAATCATCGAATTTTTGGTTATGTTTTCTTTCATCCAAGACTTAAAAGCCTCTTTTTCAAGATATTCAGCCATTTGCTTCACCTCCTATCAGCTCGGGATTATCGTAAATGTTGCCGATAACCTCTGTATCCAAACAACCAAAATATTTGTACCCCATTCCTGTTGTGTAAGTTTTATATCTCTCACAAAGAACGAGCCGAAATTCTGCTCTCTCATAAATAACAACCATATTTGCACTATCTAACCAAGCGATGCAGTGTAATATGTCACCCTCAAATATCTTTGTATCGTTCTTGTCCTTAAGCCCCGTGTACTGACCTACGGTTTCGGGGATGACTAGAAAATGTTCAAAGCCGAGATATGAAACCAGTTCAAGTTTCCCTGTAAGTATGTAGTGATACTCGCCCACTGGAACATAATAACCTTCGACCCACTCGCCATTATCCTTCCGTTTCCCATGAAATAAATTTTCTCTCATCTTTTCCTCCTGTAGTCTTCCCAAGCCATCGTCACTCTGTGGCTGCTCTCAACAAATCTGCTGACAATCGCCGATGCCGTTTCCTTGTCACCTTTTGCCGAGAGCCTGTCTATCAAAGCCGATGTCTTGTAGTTTGTTGTGATTATTGTCGGAAGCATCGCTTCGTATCGCTCGTTGATGATGTTATACAGCACAGATACCGACCACTCTGTAGCCTGTTCCTTGCCCAAGTCATCAATCGTCAGCAAGTCAACCGTCTTGTATACGCCGACAACTTCTTCTTCGCTTACCGTGCTGTCTTTTTGATAGCACTGCTTGATATCCGACAGCATATCGATTGATGTTTTGCAAACAACCGGGACACCTTGCTGTATCAATGCAAGCGATATTGCAACAGCAAGATGTGTCTTGCCTGTACCGCAAGAGCCTTCGAAAAGAAGCCCTTCGCCGTTTGCTTTGTGCTTATCCCAGTTATGTACATACTCAACGGCGATGTCATAAGCCTGCTCGTTTTCGCTTGTCAGCTTGAAACTGTCAAACGTTCTCGATAGAAACCGCTGTCTGATTCCGCTTTTGCCAAGTATGCTGTCAATCTTCTGCTTGCGTTCTTCCTGTGCTTGCCGCTCGGCTTCCGCTTTTTTCTGTTCTTCTTGTTTCTTTTCCCACCTTACCCAGAATGCTTTGCTTTGCTCACAATCGCATCTCTGTGGCTCGTTCAATCTCCATACCAGTGCCTTGCCTGCAAGCACTATGCATTCGTGATACAGCGTTTTACCGCAATACTTGCAAGTCTTAGGCTCAGGTATCGGATCAGAGCTTGGTATGCCAAGCTCAAGTATTTCTTTGCTTGTGTAGATGACTCCGTGATTATTCCGACAACCATCGCTTGTAGTCATCGGTATTGTTCCATCCGTCATCGTCTTCATATCCTGCATTCTTTTCTTCCTCTGTGATTCTCTTTACCCGGTCTTTTAGCATCCACTCGCCTATGGTAGTGATGCAGTCCATATTGCTGACACCGTTCTTCTTGCTCCAAGCAATAAATCTTTTCTTGTATCTCTCTACTTGCTCTCTGCCGTACAGATTTACAAGATTTTCCTCGCAAATTCCGCTCGTAGTAGTAGTAGTGTTTATTTTTTTACTTTTTTTACTTTTTTCCATTGAGTCCAGTTTGCGTTCGGCTTGCATTCGTTCTGCGTTCGGTGAGCATTCGTTTTGCGTTCGGTCTTCTTGGTAGTCACCATAGTTAATCACAGTGATAATCGTATATCGAGCGTTCGGTGAGCGTTGTATTTCGCCTGATGCTTCAAGACGTTTTAGTGCTTTGTAGATTGTATCTCGGCTGTAGCCTAAATCTTGGCACAAATGAGAGATACTTGTAACCACTTGTCCTCGCTCAATCGTTTTATCTCTCCACGTCTGAGGCTCATAATTTGCTGTGAGCAACAGATGCAGAAATACTCGAAACGTAACCTCATCGGAATACCACCGCCAACCGAGTATTTTCCTGTGTAAGCGTATATAACCGCCTTTAAGTCTGTCCATAGATTATCACCATCAGAACGGATAGTCATCTTCGGGAGCATTGAAGTCAGGATTGCTTGAATTTGCAGATGCAGGAGCAGAAGTGCTTGCCACAACCGCCGTAGACGGCGTAGAATGCCCCGTATTTGCGTTGTTTGCCTTCTCACCAGTAAAGTAACCCTGTTCACCAAAAATTCTGTGACGAGCCTCTCAGTGCCGTTTTTGTCGGTATACGTTCTGTTCTGTGCTTCTGCATCAAGAAGAATCAATCTTCCTTTGTCGAAAAACTTAGCGATGAAGTCTGCATTCGATCTCCACGCAACGAAATTAAAGAAGTCGGTATCTCTGTTGCCGTCCGCATCTTTGTATGAACGGTCAACGGCGAGTCTGAATGTGAGAACACTCGTTCCCGATTGCGTTGTCTTGATTTCAAGATCATTTGCAATTCTGCCCATCATAGTTACTCTGTTGTACATAAATCGTCTACCTCTGTTATCGTTATTTCTGTGTGTGGATTTTGCTTATCCACTTTTGCTCTCAGCATCAGCGTGATGTGGTTGAAGCTGTCATCCGCTATAATTCCTGCCGAAGTCAATCCGTCAAGTATCATCTTGCCGCTGTAGTTATCAGGATCGTGCCGTACCTTTGTAGGAAAGCAGTATGTAATCTGCACAACCGACTTATCTATCGGCTGTTTCGGATATGGTCGGCAGGAAAAGCGGACTAAGTCCGCCCATTCCTTTTTGACCTTCTGATATTCCCATCGGGCATTGCGACCGATGAACTTGTTGTTGCTCGGAGGAATTGCTTTAATTCTGTACCGATATGTCATTGTCGAAAAGCTCCTGCTCTGTCACTTCGCCTGTGTTCGTGTCAACAATCGTAGCATCTACATCCACGATATCGTCATCCTGTGCGGATGTTTCCTCCGTTGCCTTCTTCGGTTCTTCAGCAGAGAACGCATTCATCATCTCTACGGACATATATCCGTAGTGCGACAGCAGATTTCTGAGCATCGTCTTAACCGCCATCTTATCAAAGTCTGTCTTCCACGCAGATGAACTGTAGCTGAAACTCTTGCTGTACTTCTTAGCGTGTCTTTCGACTTCTTCCCTTGTCCAATACATACTGTGTGTAAAGCCGTTAAGCGTTTCAAGGTATGCAAAGTAGCCGATTACCTTGTCGCTTGTTCTTTCGCCTGAGATATCAAGCTCTCCTGTGAGCTTGCTGTAGCCCTGATATTCGCCTTCGTAGACTTCTCCTGCATTGATATGCTTGTACTGTCCTGTACGCATACAAAGCTGTATCAAGCCTTTGTAGCCAATCTGGAACTGAGGAATACCCTTGTACGCTACCACATATGCAAAGCCTAACTGCTTGTTTATCGGCAGCTTAAGCGATACCGCCTTTAAGCACTCGCCGAAAACAAGTTTCGGCTGACACTGCTGTAAAGTCTTATCACTGTTGTACAGATCGAGAATGCTTGCCGCATAGCTATCTGCGTTTTCGTGCAGAGCATTCTGCAGTATTTTCTTTGTCTGCTCGTTGTCGAGCAGACTCTGCATTATAGCACCCGGTTTCTTCGGCTTGCTTGCCTCCATCTGTGCCTGTGCTGCCTGTGCGATTATGCCGTTTGCGTTTGTAACTGTGTTTGCCATTGTTAAACGTCCTTTCTTTCAGATAATCTGAATGTCCTTGTTTTTGTTGTTTTTGAGCAATCCGCATATGCCTGCGGATATTTTTCCTTGAGAGCTTTAGTGTCAACGCTTGTGCGTGAAGACTCTTTGTAGCTTATGTTGTATTTGTTTGTGTAGCCTGTTTCTGCACCGTCAAGATGCAGAATAGCGTTCTGCTTTACTTCGTTCATCGCTTTTTCGATAGCTTTTTTCTGCTCCTGCAGGCTGAGATATCTATCAAAGTTTGTGTCATCTCCGAGTAAGCAAGCTGATTCTTCAACCTCTGTGTGCCACAACGTTCTTATTGTGTTTGCCGCTGAGTCAGAGCCATCAGCTTCGGGTCGCTCATCGGGAACAATGTACTTATTCCAAAAGTCAATTTCCATCTTCAGTAAAGCATCGCCTTCGGCTTTGTCATATGGTATCTCGAACCAGTAAAACGCTCTGCCCATTACAAGCACTGCGAGATACATTTTCTCATATCCCATTACGTTCATATAATGCCTGCACTGGCATAAGTAATTTAGTGGGATTTCGCCGTTCTCAAAGTCGCTTCTCGCATACGCAGATGTTGTCTTGCATTCAAGCCCTGCGTTTTCGCCAACTACCTCACGGTCAACGTTCGCTGTGATGAAATCGTACTTATCGTGAGCGAACATAGCGTTTCTGCGATGTACTCTCTTGCCTGTAGCTTCTTCGAAACGTGATGCGACATACTGTTCAAGATCACGCCCTGTTCTCATTGCCTCGCTATCTTCCTTTTCGGGAAGTCTGCCTGTCTTATCTGCCCACAGTGTCAGCTTGCAACTATACGGATTCAGACCGCATACTGTAGAGGCATCCGAGCCTCCTAAACCTTTACGGCGATATTCAAGCCAATCTTCTCGGCTCAACCCTACCGTCTTAACTATCACTCTTGACATCGGTTTTTCCTTCTTTCTTGTAAGAACAAGCACTTGCCGCTTGCTCTGTCAAACTTTTTGCATTCGTTGTAGCAATGAGCCATACATATAGGCTCATATTTGTAAAACGGGCAGAGGACGAAATTTCCCTTGCCGTTGCCACCGCACCGCTTACATATCGTCTTCGTCATCGGTTAAATCCAAGTCCGTGAAATCTTCACCGTGACAATTCGGACAGCAGCTTGTTTCGAAGGTTACCGGGATACCTTGATATTCGCCGCCATCCTGCTTTACCTTGAGTTTATCTTCACGATTTCCTACCCATCCGCAGATATCACATCTTATCATATTGTTGCCTCCGTCATTCTGTCAGACTCTATCTGTTCAACAACAAGTGCCGTCAGATACTCCATCGTCAAACGCTTACCGTCCGCATCGCCGAATCTGTCCACGATGCGTAACAGTTTATATACTGCCTTGATCAGAGCGGAATGGAATTCATCGTCTGTTACGCCGTCTATCATTTTCTTAACTTGCTCGTTCACCGGAAATCCCTCTCTATGTACTGGCTGAGTCGCTCAATCTTCTTGTGGAGATTGACCCCGAACAGAGCCTTTTCTTCCTTTGTGCAGCAGAAACGCATATACATCTGCGTTACCATTATGTACACATCCGCAAGCTCCTCGATCACATCAGAACGTTTGCTTTCGTCTGTGTACTTTGTCCGTCTGAGTTTTAAGATTGCCTTCTCAAGCTCGGATATTTCCTCAAACAGCATATCTTCCTGTGCCTGCTCACCGTAGGATGCGATTGCACACTGAAGTATCTCTTTCTCGTCATCTGTTATCTGTGGTATTGACATTTTGTCCTCCTTTTTACTTTCAACTATTCCTCGTAGCACATAATCAACACACGGCAGAGCAACGCCATTGCCCCACATCTTGTATTCTGCACTGTCGCTATGAGGATCCTTGAGCCATTTAATAATTTGATTTCTCGTTTTCGGCTTAGTGCTTTCGCCTACAACTTTTCTGTGCGTTTCAAACGCATTTGCCCACCAAGATATTTCTTCTTCGGATGGATTTTCGCTTTCAAGCCCATCGCACCACCAATCAGGAAAACCTTGCAGCCTTGCACATTCTGTAGGCGTTAATCTGCGAACTATGTAGTGATTATCTACCACTCCGTTTTGATAACCGGGATTTGTGCCGTTTACAATGCAATTGCTCTTTTCTTCAGCAAAAGCTATTGATTCAGCTTTCATCTGCGGATAAAATCCGTAAGCACAAGCGTTCGCTCCTTTTGCAACCATAGTCGGCATCAACTCTTCTTCAATACTGAAATCATATTTAGCGTTAACACCTTGATTGAATGCAGCTCTGTCGATACCATAAGCAACACAGCATCTCGTTGAAGAATTAGCGTTAGTTATCGCCGTAAGCGTTGCCGTCTGTTCTTTTAAGCAAATCAAATTGCTACCACCTTGTTCATTAATGCTGTAAACAATACACGGCTCTCCACCATGAGTACAAGTCAGCGTAGGAGATAAATTCTCCGTAACATTACAAGCTGACTTACCTCCGCCTTGATCCACACAAAACAAAACTTGATCATTGTTGCATCCTAACGTTGCTGACTTGTTTTCTTGAACCAACGCTCCTTTGCCACCGCCCTCACAGCCCGAACGGATTTTTAACGTTTTCGGCGTTTCCAAAACCAACGGCACATTTCCACCGCCTGTTCCCATTCGGGAAGTCAAAGCCTGTACGTTGCCATCTTCGGATAACTTAACTCTGCTGTCATTCGGATGGTTTTCTACTGCGATTGCCGCTCTAACGCAATCCGTAGCACATCCGGCAACGGTTTGCCTCGATTGGAAAATCTTCGGAGTATGCCAAGACACGCTTTCGGGCTTAAAAAGTATTTCTGTGGCACATTCTCCTGCAAAATCTGCGACAAGGTAGATACGTTTTCTTCTTTGGGGAACTCCCCAATACTGAGCATCGAATGTTCGCCACGCAATTGAGTAATGCCCCCCCAAGATGCATCCTGCCTGTTGCCACTTGTCAGCCGAAGGCACATAAACTTCTTCGTCTGAGATTCGGCACATTGCTTCGAGAACGCATCTGAAGTCCTCTCCTTTGTTACTGGAGAAAGCTCCTGCAACGTTTTCCCAAACAGCGTATCTTGGATATATTCCATTTGTTGATTTCCTCATTTCTTTGATTATTCTGACAGCCTCATAAAACAGATTTGATCGAGAGCCGTCAAGCCCTGCTCGTTTTCCTGCGATGCTCATATCTTGGCAAGGACTGCCGAATGTGATGATGTCGACAGGCTCGACCTTGCCACCGTCAATCTCAGCAACATTGCCGTAATGCTTCATATTCGGAAACCGCCTTGTTGTTACTCTGATGGGAAACGGTTCAATCTCTGATGCCCACACTGGCTCAATGCCATTAAGCACAGCACCGAGCGGAAATCCACCGCTCCCGTCAAAAAGACTACCTAACTTCACTTGACAAAATTTCCTTTCGTGTTATACTTGTCTTGTACATTTTCTTTTGCCGTCTTCGGACGGCTTCTTTTTTTGCTCTTTTCTTTGCCATCTGTCCACTCCTTGAGAAAATCGCCGCATACGATGTTATGCTCCAGTATCTGTGCCGCCATTAGCACCAAATTTTGCAGGCTGTTCAAGCAGAAATTTAACCGCTTGTTCTCTTGTCATAGGCTTCCTCAATTCTTTTTTTAGCTATGTTAAAATATCCCTCATCAAGTTCAATGCCGATAAAGCGGCGGTTTGTATTCACACAAGCAACACCGCAAGAGCCACTCCCCATGCAGTTATCCAGAACAGTTTCCCCACAGTCTGTATATGTCTTAATCAAGTACTCCAGTAACGCAACGGGTTTCTGTGTTGGATGCAAATGCCTGTCTGTATCAGCCTTGCCAAATCGCAAAACATCTTTTGGGAAGCGTCTCCCATCGCTGGTGGTTGTAACACTGTCTTTTTGTTTGCCATAGTTCGTGCTATGAGTGCTATAAGTTGCCGTATACGGCTTTCCCCATTCCCATTGTGGGTTATATCTTGGGAGTCGCTGATAGAAAACAAGAATGTTTTCGTGAGATTTCATCGGCATTTTCTTTGCGTTCAAGTGTCCTGTTCCTTGTGGCTTTTCCCATATCCATTCATATTTCAGCATATCAAGATTGCTTGCGCCCAATATCTTGTCAAACGGTGTCTGCGCAAACAAAACGATAGCACCGTTCCTTTTTGCAAGCCTTTGATATTCTTTCCAAAGTTTATCAAGCGGGATACAACTATCCCACTTGTTTCTTGTGGTACCATAAGGCAAATCGCAAAGAACCAAATCTACAGAGCCACTTGGAATATTTTTCATCAATTCAAGGCAATCACCATGCCATAATTCAATCGGTTTCATCTTTTATCGTAATCTCCATTTCCACAATCGCAGGCGGTTCTGCGTCAATCGTGATTCCGTTACCACCGCAAGTACACGGTAACAACTTATCCCTTGCGTTCATCGTCCGCTTTCTCCTTTCGGTTATTTGCTTTTGCCGCTCTTATCAGCCTTATCTCTGCAACGTATTCCTTGTATAACGTTTCCGTAAGCCATCCCATACCTACCCACGCAACAGCCGTGAGTATTATTGGTAGAATAATCTCGCCACCGATTGCCTTGTATCCACGCTCGGCATAAGCTAAAGCTGACATCGGCACATATGTAGCAACAAGCACTGCCACCGATACCCATATACGCAGGAACTGTGCAACGCAGAAAGCGATTACCTTATATGTCTTCATTCGTTTTTACCTTCACAAATTTTCCGTTTTTTAACGTATAGTATGTGTCTTCTTTGATGGTTTTCCCATCAACTTTGTGTGCCTTAAAATTGATTAACTCATACTCTCCATCGTTTTTTTGTTTCCACTCAGCAACTGCGATATAGCAACCGAGTTTTCCCTTTGCTTTACTGTCAATTCCAGTTGCAATTGCAAAACCGCTCTTGCCTTCAACATTTGCCGCTGAATAATCTCCTATGTTCGTTGCCGCTGAACAATAGCCTGTGTTTGTTGCCACAGAATAATTGCCTGTGCTCGTTGCCGCTGAATAATCGCCTGTGTTCGTTGCCGCTGAACGATAGCCTGTGTTCATTGCCGCTGAACAATAGCCTATGTTCGTTGCCGCTGAATAATCGCCCGTGTTCGTGGAAACTGAAAAATCGCCTGTATTCGTCGCCGCTGAACGACTGCCTGTGTTTGTCGATGCAGAGTGACTGCCTGTGTTTGTCGATGCAGAGCGACTGCCTGTGTTTGTCGATGCAGAGCGACTGCCTGTGTTTGTTGCCACAGAATAATCGCCTGTGTTTGTTGCCGCTGAACGATAGCCTGTGTTTGTTGATGTGCCATCTGTTTTTACTTTTGATAACGTAAAATCAACAAATGCCTTTATCAGTCCGCTAACGCCTATCTTTGCACCGATTTTTAACTTTTTTGTCGTGTATTTTTTGCCATCGTCTGTCTTGCAATCATCTAACGCTTCAACTTCTGCGAATTCGTTTATTTCAGCATTTTCGTTGACAAAACCGTAATAGTCTAATACGTCAAACGGATTTGTGCAGAAGTGCATACCGCTTTTGCAAATTTCAGCGGTTTCTTCTTCAAAAACAGTGTTCTCAGCGTACTGCTTTCCTCTACAAGTTAAATCTTTGTTGAAGCCTTTATAGCCCTTCATTCATTTTCACTTCCAATCCGAGTTTCTCAAGGATGCCTAATCCTTTTGTAAGTCTTTTTACATCGATGCCCCACGCTTCGAACGCACACTCTGTGTTGACATAACGTGCGTTGTATGTCGGACAGTTTTCTTCACGCATCCGCTCTCTTGCAAGTGTTTTGAGCTTTGTTATCCGCTCCTGCCCCATATTGCCGAACAGCATCTTGATATCGGCATTGCCAATCTCCGACTTACTGTAGTAAATGGCGAGAGCCACTCTTGCGTTTTGCACTTGCGGTATGCGTACTCTGATTTCGCTCATTCTTCCTCCTCGTAGGCAATCTCAACGTGCTTCGCCGCAAAGTTTATCATCTTTGTAGCGACAGCCTTTATCGACAGCCCTGTTTCCTTTGCGATGTCCTTGACGGTCTTGTATGCCGCCTCGCTGACCATAACTCTTAATTCCGAGCCACCGTCAGCAACAAATTTCAGCTTGTCCATTTAATCCTCCTTTCGCTTGTCATCCCATCCGAATAACTCGTTTGGGGATACCTTGAGGACTTTACAGAGAAAGAGAATGTTCTCATCCTTGATTGACTTTGCGTTTAAAATGCGGTTAAACGTTTTGTAGTTTATTCCTGCATTTTCCGCAAGGGTCTTCTGAACAAGTCCTTTTTCTTTGATGATTCTTCTTACATTGTTAGCTATCATTTGTACCTCCTTCTTGTTCGGAAATCACGAATTTAATATTCGATGTTTTCGAACTATCTGTATTATACATCGAAAATCTCGAAATGTCAAGATAAAAATCACTATAAAAATGGATTTAAATTCAACAAAAATGGGATTTGTTTTTGTGCATAGTATCCAAAAATCTGAATTTATCGAGATTTTGTGTTCGAAAATCTTGACTTTTCGGGATTTTAGCGTTACAATAATAAGTGAAAGGAGGTGATTCCGTGATTGGTGCGAAAATCAAAGAACGCCGACTTGAACTTGGACTTACTCAAAAGCAATTAGGCGATGCTATCGGGGCAAAGACAAACACCATAAGCAATTATGAGAACAACATATCAGGACCCGATGAAGACACAATCGTTGCAATTGCCAAAGTCCTACAATGCGATATCAATTATTTGTTCTCAGATTTTCTGAAAACTGGCGAAACAGATTATTCGATTTCCGAGCAAGCAATAATTGAGAAGTACCGCAAACTTGATGCACACGGCAGACGAATGGTTGATTATGTTGTCAACGAGGAATTTGTACGATGCGATCAACCTCCGAACACGGAGTAAAAAAGAACGCTCTGAGGCTATTATGGCTTCAGAGCGTTTTTTTATCGAAAAGTGTTGATTTTTCCAATTTTGGTGGTATAATAATCTTGAAAACTTAAGATTTTAAAGGAGGCTTTTCTTGGAGATGTATCAGAAAGAAATTGTTAATATGGATTGTAACTCTGCTTGTGCTTATCCCGGCTGTAATCAAGCGATTGTAAACAAATTTCAAATCTTTATAAGGATATATATATATGTACTTTTTAGGTAAGCCAGTTTATGAATGGATTTACATATTTATTAGCACTTGTGCAGGCACATTTTTAGTTGTTTTTCCGTATTTTATGTTGAACTCTTGCAAAATTATGCACAAATTAAAAGACGGAAATAGAAGAGGACTATGTACTTTAGCCGGAATGTTCTTTCCAATAGGAATTATCGTTGCAACTATTGTTAAAATAATTGATAAAATTAAATATAAAGAAGAATATGCTAAAGATAAGATTGAGAAATACGAAAAAGCACACATCAGCACAGGTGCAAACATCGAGCTTGTGTACTGCCCAGAATGTGGTAAGGCTTATGCTAAAGGCGAAGAGCCTTGTATGTGTAAATGCGGATATATATTTAGTAGACCGCAAATCAAATAAATAAAAACAAAAGCTCCCGACTTTACGCCGGGAGCAAATCATATATTCAAAGGAGAAGTGATATGCCACTATACAAAACAAAAGTAAAGAAGGACGGCTTGCAACAGTATCTTGTCCGTGTAAACTATACGGATAGTTTCGGCAAGGCACATTCCCTCACAAGACACGCATACGGTCTTGCTGAGGCAAAGCAAATGGAGCAAGACATAATAAGAGAATACTGCTCCGAGAAGCCTGCTGTCACAAGAATGACAGTACAGCAATTGTACGATGAGTACATCTTAGCAAAAGAGAACGAAGTAAGATATTCGTCACTTGTAAAAATCAAAAACTGTATCTCCAAAGGTGTATTGCCAATGTTAAGCGATAAGCAAATAGCAAAGCTGACCGTAAAGCAGATGCAGGAATGGAAGAATGAAACCGCAAAGATAGGCTTTGCTCAAGCAACATTGAGAAATTATTACGGCGAATTCAGACAGATGCTTAATTATGCAGTGAAAATGGGATACATTCCTAAAAATCCGCTGACCGTTGTCGGAAACTTCAAAGAATCGTTTGAAATTAAACCGAAGGATAAGATACAATACTACACAGCGGAACAGTTTATCGCATTCATAGCCGAAGCAAAGAAATCGGCACAAGAGAAAGACACAATAAACGAATGGAGCTATTATGTTTTCTTTAACATAGCGTTCTATACAGGAGCAAGAAAAGGTGAAATCTATGCATTGAAATGGTCGGATATAGAAGGGAACATCCTGCATATCCGCAGAAGCGTTGCTCAGAAATACGGTAAAGGAAACATCGAAACACCGCCGAAAAACAAAAGCAGCTACCGAGATTTACAGATACCTACTCCGTTGATGGAAATACTCTTAGAGCAAAAGGAACGGCAGATGCAGGACGAAAAATTCACAGAAGATTTTCGTATCTGTGGTGGAATTGATTGCATCAGAGATAGCACTGTAACAAACAAAAACGTTGAGTATGCCAACAAAGCAGACTTGCCTCACATAAGAGTACACGATTTCAGGCACACACACGCAACGTTGCTTGTCAACGAAGGTATAAACATACAGGAGATAGCAAGAAGGCTCGGACATAGTAATGTCGAGATCACTTGGAACACTTATTCTCATCTCTATCCGAGAGAAGAAGAACGTGCTGTAAGCGTACTCGATAAAATTTTTCTGAAATAATTCGTGTATTTTTCGTGTAGTAAAAAAATAAACCGCATTGTTATGCGGTTTAAACGGTATTTGGCTGGGGTGGAAGGATTTGAACCCTCGAAATGGCGGAGTCAGAGTCCGATGCCTTACCACTTGGCGACACCCCAATATTCTTTAAGTTATCACTGCCGTGACAACGTAGATTATTATATCACATTGAAAAGCCGATGTCAAGCATTTTTTGAAATATTTTTCGATTTTTTTCGGTTGTTTTCGTTTCCTGAATTACTTATAGTTATATTTCAAACAATTTAAACAATCCG